CAACAACGCCTTGAAGCAAGGTGTTGTTGCTCATGCTTTCGGCTACGGTGCGCAGCAATGGCATCTTAAATCTCCTTAATCACGAAAGGCAGCGGAGTCACCGACCATCGGCAACCCTCACTGATTGGGTTTTGAAAAATTACTCAAGCCTTGCTCAATCTTCGCCAGCCCACTCAACTTCGTGGACTTGTTTTCGCTGACGCTCAGATCAGCTTTACTCTTGGAGCCAGCCCCGGGTTTCATCGTGGTGCGAATCAGACTTTTGCTGTCTGGGTGGCTCATGTGAAGCTCGGCAATCGCCTGCTCAAAACTTTTTGGTGTGCCATTGGCGTCCACCATCACAGTGCGTTCTGCTGCGCCGCGTGGCTTGTCGTAAGGCACCAGAACACCGTCCTGAAACTCAAAGAAAGCGCCAAACTCTTTCTGCGCAATCGTGGGTGGCAGTGCGGAGTTTTTGGTGATGAACTCGGATTTGCGGAACTCAGCGCCTACGGTCAAACCTTCGATCTGCTGCGTGGCAGCCTGAAGAGCGGTTTGCGTTTGAGTCAGCTCGGCCGTTTTCTGATCAACCAGCTTTGTGTTTTCTGTGCGCATTTGCTGAACGATGCGGTCGTACTCGCCCTTCTTTTCAAGGTCTGTGCGCTCACGCTCTTTGGCTTCGTCCACCAGCTTGCGGGCTGTGGCAGGGTCAACATCGCCGAGTTGGCTCTGGATTTCCGCTATGGTTTGTTCCAGAGTTCGGAATTTGTCCTTCCACTTCATGGTTTCTTTCAGTAACTGAGCTTCGCGGTCTGTCGGCTTGTTGCTAGAAGCTGCGGGCTTATCGCCTGCCGCGTCTGCATCGCCTGCACCTGCGTCGTCTGCGTTGCCACGATCACCATTGCCATTAGGCGAGTCGCTCGCTTGATCGCCTGTTGAATCACCTGCATTGCCTGAATCACCGGCGTCGTTATTGCCACCAGCTGCTCCACCGCCACCTGCTTCGCCGTCGGCAGTTGCCGGGGCCATGTAGATTCCGCGAGTTTCGAGCATTCTACGCATCAGTTCGTTCATTTCTTAGCTCCTGGACCGTTCGCTTGGTCTGACTCTTTGCGCCGGCTCTCTTGGCGCGTTTTGGTGTCTGACTGCTTCTTGCCTGAGTCCTCTCGGTCCCTGGTGGCTTCTTCAGTCAGACGGTTTTTTGCTTCGTCCACGCTCGCCTTCTGAATTTCCTCTGCCACCTCAACGTTCGTTTCAAGACGTTCGCGCCAGGATTCGATTTCGCTTTCGAATTCCTTGCGGTCTTTCAACGAGGCGCTGCGGAACAGCTTTTCAGAAATCAGACCCATCTGCCGGGCGCGCAGCACTGCCGGCGCCTCGATCAGACTCAGCTTAATGGCGATGTCGATCTCATCCCATAACCCGATCACATCAAAGCTCTCGGGGTACTTAACCAATTCGTTGTCTTCGGACAGCTGTGCTTCTTCTCCGGCAAACGCCGCCACCATTTTGGTCAACTGCAATTCAAACGACTGCATGGCTTGGGCCTTGGACAGCAGCAGCGAGTTGACCCTCTCGAAGTCTTTGGCCTTGGCTACGCCGGAGCTGTTGTCTACGCCCTTGGCGTTGTCCTGCTTGGTGCGCTCGCCAGCCAGACCCACCGAATGGTAAATCTCGTTGATGATCTGCTGGATGGCCGACATGATCAGCTCAGCCTGCTTGGGGTCTGGACTCAGATAGAAAGGCTGAGCGCCGCCCTCGCCGTCGTAGGTGAAAATGCGCTTGGTGCCAGCCGCCAACACCTTTTTGTGGCCTTCGTCGCCAGGCATCAGGTTCTGCGCAGGCATAGCCAGCTGTGAAAACGTCTGATCCTGAATGATCGCATCCAGGTTCGACAGGTAGTTCGCCACTGCGCGGTCAAGGTAGGCGATGTCGTTGATCAGCGCAGGCACGGTGTACAGAGCGTCAGAAGGCACGTTGTCAGCCCGAATGGCCGGTACGAAGCCCAGGTTGTGAGTGCCGTCGTCTTCTATGCGGAAGTTGGCGGTCGCGGTCGTAATTGCCTGGTCAACGCTGGCGTTGCTGGTGCGGTAAATTGTGGCGGCGCTGGCCGCAGCCTCATCTTTGGGTGCTTCCCGAAACAGAACCCACTTAGTGCGCGTCCACAAGCGGTACTGGGTTTTCACATCGCCAGAGGATGTGAACGGGTCTTTGTCGTCTCGGTAGGTTTCCTCAGCCAGCAACCAATTCAGACCGCCGTCGTCGCCCCATGAGAAGTCACGAACCTGGTCGGGTCGCAGAATGTAAGCGTAAATTCGACCCTTAGCCTCTTCCACATCCCGCTTGGACGCATTCTCGGGTAGATTCGCCAGAGTTGAATCGACGATAACCCAAGGGCAGCCAAACACCGACGCCTTCTGAGACACGGTTCTGGAAAATTCCCCGATGTTCATACCGGAGCCGTCAACGTCTTTCCAGAAAGCCTGTACAGAGTTGGGCGCGTCTTGCACTTTGCGGTCGGCGGGTCGGCGAAACAGGTACTTGTTGATCAGATCAACGACTTCGCGCGTGTGGTTAAACCGGTACGCTCGTATGATCCTGTCCTTGTATTCCGTCTCGCCTTCTTTGAAGTATTTGAAGATGTTGCTTTTGAACCAGTCGCGCCCGCCGTTGTACGTTGCCTCAAGAAATGACCAATGCACCCGCATATCGGAATATTCGGGGTGCATTCTTGCTACAAGAGCATTGATTTGCTTGACCGTAGGCTCTGTCATATCAGGCTGAGGCGACCTTGGGAATAAGAGTCCGAATTTATCATACTAACAAGTAAGTAAGCAACTAAATGGAAATGCCCATCACTTCGATCTTACGCATGGGTCGCTCTATGTCGATGCAGTAGCCGATGCCGTCGATGACATGCTCTACACCTGGGCCCTTGTCTACGTCGCGAGAACCCGCCTTGTACAGCGTCTCCTCAAGACCCTTGATCGTTTCCCTGCACGATTCATTAACGTAAAACCTAATGCGCCCTGATGCGGTCAGCAGCTGACGGTTGACCGAGTTGATCCGATCGGACACCAGCGGGTGCTTGCGCTTGAACTTGAGACGCTTGAAGCCCTTCTCACGGAAGATGTCCAGATCGGACTCGCCCCGAGCTGAGCTACGGTTGCCACCGGCCGGGTCTGGGTAGATCGTGATGGCATCGGTGTGACGCCAGAAGCGTCGCTCCAGCTCGTCACAGGTTTCCGCCGTGGAGCTGTTACGCAGCACGATTTCATCCACCACCCAGATGTCGCCGTTGGGTTGCGGCTGCATGATCGCGCTGCTCATCGGGTCTACGTTGAAATCCTGCCCTACCCAGATCGGCAGTGTGGGGTTGAACGGGTAGCTACCAACGTGAGTGTTGCGATCGAACGAGTGGTACACCCGTCCGGACATGGACTCAAAAGACGCTAAAAATTCTTGCCGAAACGATTTCGGGTCCATGTCTTCGCGCGCGGCCTCAACCTCTTCGACCGGAATGAACGGACTGGTAATCGTTGGGAACTGCCAGCTGGCCCACTGCTTCTTCCGATCGTCCTGACCCAGCTTGTACACGTCGTACAGGTTGGCGTAGCCCTTGGGTGTGTTATGGCTGATGAAACCATTGCTCCAGAAACTGTGCGTCTCCGGAATGGTGAAGTCATAAGTCTGCGCCTGGCCATCGGTGACGCTGGTAACTTCGTCCCAGAAGTAGAAATCGCTGATCAGCTGCTCCAGTTCCTGCCGAGCCTGACACTTCGCCAGTGGGTACTTCGTCAACACCTTGATCAGCTTGTCATAAGCCACGACTTTGCCGGTCTGACTGAAATCCGAAGTCACGATCTTGTAGCCGACGGTCTTCACTTCAGCCTTGAATGCACTCAGCAGTTCCTGAGCAAAGGGAATGCCGTCGCGATTGGAGGTGCCGCTGACCGGCTGTGCATCCAGATTTTTCTGCTTGCGCTCAATGCGCAGTTTGATCTGATCGCGGAATCGCGCCAGGTTGCCCGAGTAAATCACCAGCCGGTGGCCGTCGGATGCGACCTTTACGCGCTCAGTGGGCTGCGTGGTGATCATGGTGCGCCGAGCGATGATACCCATGTTGCTCAGCAGCAGTTGCAGGTCGCTGGCAAGACGCTCACTGGCTGACACATAGCCGCCGTCGTGCTTCTTCGCAGGGTCGCAAATCCAGCCGTCACCATCCCACAGACCGGCAACAAACACCTTGGCCCAGCTCGCGCAACCTTGCATAACCCAATCAGCGATGAACTTCTCAGGAGCCTTGACTAATGGCATCTTCAGGTAGCGCATCAGCTCGACCAGCTCGTAGCTGTTGGCCACCCACTGATCGCAGCGACCGGCGCGCTGCTTGAACTTGATGCCAGCCACACGCCCGGAGGTTAGAAAATCACCAACACTCAGATCGCCGCAGGTGATGGTTAGGCGACCGACTTTCTCCTCAAACGAGCCCTCTGCTGTCCACAAACCCAGGAAGTACGCCAGGTCATCGGTCATCGAGCTGACATTGATCGCCTTG